CTCACTCAGCAAACAGGCTGAAGTAGTTTTTGCTGAGGAAGAGCAGATGCAGAAAGAATGCATCGCCAAATTCGAGCAGCATGTCACCAATACCATCTGCATGGGTGCGAAAGATCGTGCCACTGCACTTCGCTGGATTATGGATGCCAGTCAAGCAGATGGCGATTGGGAATACTTTTGCTATCTCAATGGTCTGCCTTATGGCTACTTCAAGGAAGCAGCATGATTCTCGCTAAAGAGATCACTGTCTGGGCTACAGACTTCCAGCCAAATCATACATATCTCATGAATGATTCGATGGATAAAATCATCGGGTACTTTAAGTGGAACAACCCACAAGAATTCATGAAGTTTAAGAATCCACTCAGGTTCGATACTCGCTATCGTAAATTCAAAATCCTTCAGCGTTATGAAGACAAATCAAATGCCAGACGCTGGAAGATTAATGGTAGCAAAGACCATGTATATTATGTCGAAGAAACCGACAATGGTATGTCGTGCACCTGTATTGGTTTTAAATTTCATGGTAAGTGTAAACATATTGAACAGGTGAAGAATGAACATCAATAAATTTTTAGATAGTCTAGCTGCGAATGCCTCACGCAATTTCAAGATCGACCAATTAAACGCACAGAGCGATAACGAAACTCTGCGTGAGGTTATTCGTCTGGCTCTCGACCCATTTACGCAATTCTATCAGCGTAAGATCCCTCAGTATGTTACTGATTCTAAACAAACCTCTTTGGAGAATGCACTTGGAGCACTTTATGATTTATCTTCTCGCACTGTTACAGGTAATGCAGCAATCGAATATCTTCGTATGTTGCTCTCATCTCTATCACCAGATGATGCTAAAGTTATCGAACGAATCATTCAGAAAGATCTGAAATGTGGTGTTGATGTATCCACTGCCAATAAAGTTTGGAGTGGATTGATTGCTGAGTATCCCTGCATGTTATGCAGTCCATTTGAACAGAAGTTGGTTGACAAGATTAAGTTCCCAGCCTATGCTCAGATGAAGATGGATGGTATGCGATTCAATGCCATTGTTCGTGATGGTAAGGTAGAATTCCGTAGCCGAAATGGTAAACAGATTCATCTGTTGGGTAATCTCGAGAAAGAGTTTGCTACACTGGCAGGAAATATTGATTGTGTCTTTGATGGTGAGTTGTTGGTTATGCTTGAGGGTGACCACCAGTTCGCAGATCGTCAAACAGGTAATGGTATTCTTAACAAAGCAAACAAGGGTACGATCTCTGCTGAAGAAGCATCGATGGTACATGCATCTGTTTGGGATTTAATTCCTTATGTTATGTTTGAAGCAGGTCAGTGTTCGACTCCATACTCAAAACGATTCTCGACTTTGGAACAGATTGTGAACAATCAAAAGTCAGATGGCAAAAAGATATGGGCTGTATCATCTACAATTGTAGAAACAATAGAACAAGCACAAGAGATCTTCCAAGAATACTTGTCTCTTGGTTACGAAGGAATCATTCTTAAAGATGGTAGTGGTATCTGGGAAGACAAACGAAGCAAGACTCAGATTAAATTCAAAGGTGAATTGGAATGCGATCTTAAGATTGTTGCAGTCGAAGAAGGCAAGGGTAAAGCAGTAGGTATGCTTGGTGCAATTATCTGCGAGTCTGCAGATGGAATTGTAAAGGTAAATGTAGGATCTGGTTTCAATGATGCACAACGAAAGCAATATTGGAAAGAAAATTTAGTTGACAAAATCGTGGCAGTGAAGTATAATGCTAGAATCAAAAACAAACAAGGTGAAGAGAGTCTGTTCCTACCTGTCTTTGTAGAAATCCGTGACGACAAAGATGTTGCAGATTCTTCAAAAATTATTAAATGATACTTGAAAGTAGATTAAAACCAAAAAGATTTTTTGATGTTAAATCAAAACAGGATATGAGTCTTGTAAAAAGATTTATTAAAGACCAGACATGGGGAAATGATGGATGTCCATTCTATCTTGAGTTTCCTTACACAACAATTCCAGATATGATTAAAGACAAAGTCATACATCATACACTGGGAATAAAATTCAATAGATTCCATCATGTATTCGGAGGACAAAATGAAAGTAGCAATTAATAGATGTTTCGGTGGATTCGGTATCACAGATGCAGCATTCGAGAAATTACTAAATCGTAAAGGTATCGCTTTTGATAAAGTAGAGAAAGAGAACTCTGCATTTCTTGGTGCTTCCTATTACAAAGCAGGACATGCTGGTGATGATGAGCATTACCTAAGTGATTATGAGTTTTACAACGATCGTTCTGATCCAGATCTAATTGCAGTGCTTGAAGAAATGGGTGAGTCAGCAAATGGTTGGGCAGCAGAAATTGCTATTATAGAAATTCCTGATGGTGTTAAATGGCACATTCATGAATATGATGGTATTGAACATGTGGCTGAAGACCATAGAACTTGGAGTTAATTATGCGTAAAGAACTTGATGAAGCACTATGTGCAAAGTATCCGTTGATCTTTAAAGATCGCCATGCGGATATGCGCACCACAGCCATGTGCTGGGGACTTGAGTGTGGTGATGGTTGGTATAACATCATCGATATTCTTTGTGGTCTATTGACTAGCGATTATCGTCATGCAGAAAGTCGTTATGAATCTATTAAAGATAAAGTTGGTCAACCAACATATGGGTTTAAACCTGATGGAGATCCAGTTGGTAAAATTATCACTCAAGAAATGATCGATGAAGCAAAGGTAAAACTTGATGAAGAAACTCTAAAAGTTCCAGTCGCTGTTCAAGTGAAAGAGAAGTTCGGTGGACTTCGATTCTATGTTAATGCTGCAACTGACAAACATTGGAGTTATATCAACTTTGCAGAGAGTATGAGTTATCGTACATGCGAAGATTGTGGTGCTCCAGGAAAAACATATACTGATGGTTGGCATACTACTCTGTGTGATGTTCATGCAGCGATGGCTGGTCGTGAAGAAGAATATGAGTATGAGGAGAATGAATAATGTTTTATGGTAAAGAAAATGTCGCTACACAGTTTGCTCTAGTCCTAAAGAAGTTAGGTGAGCAGGAACTGTTTGTGTTTGAACCAATGTCAGAGTATAAACTAAACGAAAGATGGACTGATGAATTTCGTATTCGTGATGGACATACTAAACTTGCTGATGGTTCATGGGTGACTATTCATAAACTAACTACATATGTTGAGTCACTACAGAAAAGCACCACAGACTTGTATGAACAATATCAAGAAACTCTCAGTCAGTTGAATATGGTGAGACAACAAAAGCGTGAGATGGAATTTGGTCTGCGTACTGCGCAGAAATCTTTGGGTAAAGCACTAGCAATGAAAGGTGATAGCGATGAGTAATTTGAAAGAAGGTTCGGTATGGGTTTTGGTCGAAGCGATTCAATCATATCGTATGCGTTACATGGTCGAAGCACCAGCAACTAATCCAGAGTATGCCATGGATGATGTAACAATGGAAGATGCCAAAGAGTTTTCTCAATTGGCATTACCAGAAGTGATCACATCACATCGTGTTCTCTCTGAAGATGAAGCACTCATCCTTTGTGATGTTGATAATGATTATACTGCTAGTTGGACTAAAGAGCAAAAGATCAAAGCATTCTTTACCAAAGAGGGTGAAGGTCGGGGATTCTAATGTTTATGTTTGATGTAGAAACGCTGGGAGTAGAATCAACTTGTGTGATTCTCTCTGCAGCTATGGTTCATTTTGATCCAGAAAAGCGACCAACATATCAAGACTTACTTGACAATGCATGTTTCGTAAAGTTTGATGTGAAGGAACAACTACAACTAGGAAGAACATCATCTAAGGGCACACTTGATTGGTGGAAAGGTCAGCACGAATATGTTCGTAAGGTTTCTTTAGATCCATCTCGTGAAGACATGACTGTAGAAAATGGATTGAAGGCATTCTATAACTACATGAGTAAGTTTGCAAATGCCGATAAACAAACAATGTGGGCACGAGGTTCACTTGATCAGATGGCAATCGATTCATTGGCAGTTAGAGTTGACATGCAAGAAATTACAGGGTATAATGTATGGAGAGATGTCAGAACTGCAATTGATATTCTCTACGGCACTACAAATGGATATGTAGATGTAGACCATCCACTATTTAAACGACATGAAGTGATCAAACATCATCCTGTTCACGACTGTGCACTTGATGCTATGCAACTAATGTATGGAAAAACAACTTAATGGAATTTTACACAAGCGTCCATCCACTGGGCGATAAGATACTCGTTAGAGGGTACGATAAAGGAAGAGCATATCAGCGTAAGGTAGATTTCTACCCTACGCTTTTTGTCACTTCTAAGAAGCAATCTAAATGGAAGACATTGGATGATACATTCGTTGACGAAGTAAAACCTGGAACAATTAAAGACACAAGAGAGTTTGTCAAACGCTACGAAGATGTAGAAGGTTTTGCTGTGTATGGTAAT